CTCAGGCTGCTCTCAATGCCGCTAATAAATCAGGTGATACAGGACAAATTGCTAGAGCAACAGAGGCTGTTGCTACTGCTCAAGAGAAGCTGAACGCGATCCACACGACCACAGAAGAGGTTGCTCACCGTGCTACTCAGGCTCAGATTGATGAGGGTATAGCCGCCGCAAAGACCGCTCATGATAAGGTGACGGCAGAAAAGGCAGCTCTTGATGAGACTCTCAGGTATTACCATGAGGGTAGTACTGAGGCCGTAGCAGCCCGTAATAGGGTTTCTGAGGCTGAGAAGTCTGCAGCTACAGAGGACTACCGTATACAGTCGATAAAGTACGAGCAGCAGATTGTCGATGCTAAGGGCAACCTCGGCAAGCAGAAGGCAATCTACAACGAGTGGCTAGAGTATGCCAAGGGCATCTACAAGGAGGACTCGACAGAGTACCAGCAAGTCTTACTGAAGCGTGAGGAAGCCCTCCACAGGCATACTGGCGCTGCCGTTGATATGACGAAGGAGCAGTTCCGCCAAGAGCTTGCGGCTGCTGACGGCAACTACAAAGAGCAGCTCAAGATTGAAGACCAGCTACTGGCATACTTGAAGGGCAAGTACGGCGAGCGCAGTAAGGAGTACGAGAAAGAAGCACTCCACCGGATAGAGATTGCCAACAAGGAGGCTAAGCAAGAGGCAGCTATTGCTGCTGACGCTGCGAGAACGCAGGAGGCTATTACACGCTCACAGGAGCGTATGGCTGCGAGGTTGCGAGAGTCTCAGACGGGCGGAACGAAGATCAGCCTGTTGGATCTGCTGGGGTTCTCAGCGGCGGACGTATCTGCCTTCGAGGATCAGCTTCAGCAGGTCGTTGAGGCTCACGAAACTGCTATGGCTGCGATTAAGAAGCAGCAAGAGGCCGCTGTCAACCCTAGAGAACTGCAGACAGCTCTTAATGACGAGAAGAGGGAACTGCAGAACTTTGCAGAAGAGACTCAGAAGATCCAGCTCCAGGAGGCGAATGCTACAAAGAAGGCCTGGCAGAACGTTACTGACAGTATTGCTAGTGAGGTCGGATCCAGTCTAACCAGTATGATCACTGGATCGAAGTCAGCATTGCAGTCACTAGGCAGTCTGATTGAGACTATGATGAGTAAGATTATCACCTGGTCACTAAAGATGGTTGGCAGGTGGATTGTCGATCGGCTGCTCGAATTGCATACCAGTCAGGCAGTAGAAGCTGGCAAGACGGCATCAACTGCTGCAGGTACTGCAACCAGAACTGGTATTCAAGCAGCAGGGAATGCTAAGGACTCGGCAGGCTTTATAGTTCGAGCCTTGCGGTGGATCGCTGAAGAGCTCGGCATGACTACATCTACAACAGTAGGTGCTACTACTCGGTCGGCCGAACAGACAGCAGCAGATGCTAAGGCAGCTGCAGAGACATCTGCAACTAACGAGGCAAGAGCACAGTCTAACATTGGCATAGCTGCTACAGGAGCGGCAGCTGCAGTAGCAGCAATACCCATCGTAGGACCTGCATTGGCAGCTGCTGCAGCAACTTCAATGGTGGCTACACTCCAACCATTCGCGGCTATGGCAGCTCTTGACGTTGGCGCATGGGACGTGCCACGAGACATGGTTGCACAGATCCACAAGAACGAGATGGTGGTACCTGCAGACTTCGCTAGCGGCCTAAGAGGTCAACTCTCTGGAACTGGACCATCCAATCCTATATCGTTGAACTTCCAGCCTAACATTGCAATGACAGGCAGTAGTGGTTTGACTCGGAATGCTGTACAGACCATCATGTCGAAGGCATCAGGCGAGATGTACAACTACATGAGGAACGTGTACAGGAACGGGACATTGATCCTACCAGGGAGTCGTCTGGTATGAGCTTGATCGCTACAGACAACTTCAATAGCTACACGTCAGCCGCAGATATGTATTCCCGTCCGGGGTATCCTGATTGGTCTAGGGCTGAGGACTTTGATCCATTGTTCTACGACGACTACATCCGGTTTACTGGCAGTGGTCAACATCTAGGGATCTACTATCAGACAGGGATCTATGCCAAATTCGACCCTACAGGATTTCTTAGTGCCACTGTAGGGATGGCTGTTAACGGTATCTCACATGCAGAGTTCGGCGAGCTCTATGGACAGTATAGCGCCTTTGAGATTGACTTCATGGACGGTCACAGTCCCTCAGGCAGTATAATGCATTGCGGAGTGGGCGTCGGCTTCAATAGCGGCCAGATTACAGTGTTTGATAGTCAAGGTTATCCGTGGTATTCGACTCAGTCGGGTATAGTCCCTATGAATGCATGGTCCTTCCTGGAGGCGAGTGCTCTCATAGGGCATGCAGGTGTAGGAGAAGTTGCAGTTAGGTTAGACGGTAAGACAATCTTTACAGTCTCAGGAGGGGATTTCATGGGCTACGACACAACCTTCTATGACTACACCTTAGGGGAATATGTTCATGTCACAGCGACTCAGCTTACCAACCAGGTGAGATTGAAGAGCGGCAATAATTGGTGGGGCTGGCGTGTAGATGACTTCTACTGTGCGAGCTGATCTGAGGATAAGTAGATGAGCCTTATGGCATATGAGGGCTGGGATAATTATACCGGTGGGCAAGATATGTACCAGCGCACCGGCAATCTTACTTGGGCGAAATCGAGCGCCGGTGATCCTACTTTAGAGACTGCCTACCCCCGGTTTACAGGATCTGGTCAGTACTGCAGGATACCTTACAACTGTACTATATGGGGTAACTTCAGTCGTAACATGTCTCGTGTAATAGTCGGGTGTGCCTTCTACGGAAACTTCCAGCCTTCAGGAACGGAGACTGGATCGTTCGGGTATGGTTTCTGGGATAACTCTCATGCTCCATACAACTGGTATCAGGGAGGAGTAGAGGTAACCTTTGACAGCGGTTCTATTGTCGTATATGACTTCAACGGAATGCCTATCATCGTGACGCCTTCAGGAACTGTCTCGATGAACACGTGGTACTTTCTAGAGGTCGATATTACGTTTGGTCATACAGGTCATGTCTACGTTAGTCTGAATGGCCAACCTGTTGCTAGTGGGAGCGGTGACTTTCTAAGTCATAACTCTCGGCTATTCAATACAGGAGGAACCTCTGAAACTCTGTATCCTCAGCCAACTTGCAACCAGATCGATCTGAGGAATACTGAGGTTAGCAATGGCTCTATGGAGTTTTGGGTCGACGACTTCTACTATGTTGATCCGGCAACTAGTGATCCAGGAAGTTATCCCAACAATGGTATGCTGGGCGATGTCAGAGTACTGACTTTGTTTCCTAGCTCTGACTACTCAGTAGCGTGGACCAATCCAGGTACAACGCGTTACGAATGGGCTTCATACTATAGCGCTACTGATTCTCTAGTCATCATCTCGTTCGGTGCCAATGCTGGAACAATCAGCTATTTCAAAGTAGTACCAGATCATGACGGCCGATTGACTGGATTCAGAACAATTCTTAATGCTCCTATCGTAGGCAGCATTAACATGGCACTATTTGCCGATAATGGAGGCACTCCAGGTAACTTACTGATCACTGGCGTTCCTCATACCAATCCTCCTAGCGGCCCTCTAGACATTGCTGTAGCTACTAGCGGCTACAACATTCTACGCAACAATGCTTACTGGATAGCCTCGAGCCAGAGCGCTAATGCACAGCTCGGGATGGGGTCATTGTATCCAGGTCCTGACGGTCAAAGTAACATCCTTCACTACGTTACACAACAGAGCTACACCTACACAGGTAGTTTCCCAGCCGCTGCGAATCCCACTTATGCGCAACAGATTGGTACAGGCAACGTCTCGCTAGCCTGTATCTCTGTACAGAACTACCAGAACGTAAGTGAGTCGAGCTTTGACTATGACCTTACTTACAACCAGACGAACTCTGTAGGTGCAGAGGATCTGTTCAACTGTACGTCCGTATTGCCTACTACTGTGAATGTCATTAGCATCCAGGTTACAGGGTCGTACAGGAAGGACGATACCCAACCTCATACTATGACGCAACGCGTTAGGTCAGGATCATCTGATCAGGCAGGTACTGTATTCTACCTATCATCAACATGGTCCTACCATACTGACATCTTCCCAGTAGACCCCTCTACCGGCAGTAGTTGGACAGTAACTGGAGCGAACACCTTACAGATAGGGTACAAGCTGGAGAGTTGATGTAGTATGTCTGGTTTCTCTGGTTGGCAAGGTGATCAAGGTACTGGCTCTGCCGGTGTCTATGGTAAGTCTGGCTATACCTTAAAGCTTACCCTAACCTTCAATTACTCCTACACCAGAACTACTCAGAGTTATGCAACCACTCTCGTACAAGACTGGTCGATAACTAAGGTCAGTCAGAATGTTGCAACTGCTCTAAACCGGACTTCCGAAGGAGTAAGAGCCTCACTGATGTGCATAACGGCTTTAATCCCTAGCAAGCCTCGAGTATTGTTCCCACAGTATCCTGCACCTCCTGGTACAACACAGTTCGATCCTCCTGAGACGCCTCAGCTTATCGGTCTAGCCTATACAGTCTTCAAGCGACCTGTCAGGAACTCAGGAACATTTCAAGCACTCAGTGGACGTGAGATCAGAGTGGATTATTACGCAGCAACAGTATGGCAGTGGGATCTCACTTACTCCTACTTGCCTGATAGAGTAGGCCCGAGACATCCTAGCACTACTGACAGTGATCTGGCTACGATGATCAGCTTCTTCCTAGAGACTCGTGGAGGTCAGATGCCCTTCACGTTCTACGATCCGGACGATCACTTCGTAACGCATACACATATAGGGGTAGGAGATGGTGTTCAGAACTGGTGGGTGATTACACGAGAGTACGGTCTGCTCATGAAGGAGACAGAACCTATCGGTTACGTAGTGGCAATCTTCCCGCAGTACTACCCTTACTGTGTAATGCCGTTAGACAACCCAAAGGTGTATCTGGACAATGTGTTGCAGGACCCGTCTTTGTACGACTACAACCGTACAGAATTAGGCAAACAGCTGATCAGGTTCCACACACCGCCAGCTTCCGGAGCCGTAATTACTATGACCTTCTATCACTTGTTCTTTACTAGGTTTGCCGACCTGAATTATGAATTTGAGAAGTTCTTGAACCAGATCTGGAGTGCCCAGAAGATCACGCTTGAGTCAATGAGGTCGTACAGATGAGTCAGAGTGGGAATGCGTTGACACTGAGACCGACACCTAGGGTCTCGTTCACACCATACATCTATCCTACTCTGAACCTTGCCTTTTCAGTGATCAAGCGACCTATTACCGCTGCAGGCGTTACTCAGGCGGCTAGCGGCCGTGAGTCCCGCGTAGCATATTGGACGTTCCCTATGTGGGAGTGGGACCTCACTTATGACTACTTGCCGGACGATTCTGGAGGCTGGGTAGCAGGTAAGACTGCTTCCGACATTAAGACCCTTATGGGTATGTACGGTCAAGTAGGGATGTTTTTGCCTTTTCTGTTCGAGGACGTCGACGACAACCAGATGTATCATTACGAACAAGCTGTTGGAAATGGAACAGCCACCTGGTTCACGATTACTAGAGCGTACGGTGCAGGAGGCTTCTTTACTGGCGAGCCTATAGGGTACGTCAACTCTAGTCATCCCATCAACGTGTACCTTGATGGGGTCTTACAAGATCCGGCTACGTGGAGTATTAACTATTCGGTGCCTTATGGTCAGACACTGAATTTCAGTACGGCCCCAGGAGATGGAGTAGCCATTTCTATGGACTGCTATTTCTATTATCTAGTCCGGTTTAAGGATAACTCCCTAGAGTTCGAGAAGGTATTCAATCGGCTGTGGACAATTAAGCGCTGTACGTTGATGTCCTTAAAGGGGGTGTGATTATGCGTGCGGCAGGAGACACTATGATTGCGTACCTGCTCAGTAAAGAGCCATACTATATGGCTGACCTCTTTACTATCCAAATGCCTATGTACGGACAGTCATTGTACGTTACTAGCTTTGACACGAACATCAGTTATGGCGGCACCACTTGGTATGCTCAAGGTCCCCTTCTCACTCGATCTGCCTGGGCTGTAAAGAACACCTTAGAGGTGTCAACTCTAGACATGACTATCATGTCCACCGGAGAGGACTATTCTCCTGGCAACATCAAGACAATGATCCACAACGGGCTACTCGATAATAGCAGTATTAAGCTGCAGAGAGCAGTAATGCCTACTCCAGGAGATACTAGCTTAGGGCTGGTCGACATTTGGGAAGGCATCGGAGGTAAGATCAGCGGAGGGTCTCGGGGTGTAACAGTGACTTGGAGTAGCCGTAACGTTAAGATGCTTCAGCAGATGCCTAAGAACAGGTACGAGATCAATTGCATCTGGCCTCTGTATTCTGTCGGATGTACTAGGTTGGCAAGCGCCTTCACCTGGAGGGCTACTGTCGATCATACTACTACTGACGGACACATCTACTGGACGTCAGATCCTACTGGCGGGTTAGCTTCTCACTTTGCTAATGGGTTTGCCACGTTCGATACAGGTCCTGCTACAGGCCAGAGGAAGTCTATACAGTGGGGTGACGGGGGAGGAGTGATGCTGATCTCGGCATTGTATGTCTTTCCTAGTCCCGGAGATACCTTCATGGTAACGTTCGGGTGCGACAAGACAACGGGATCTAACGGGTGTGGATTCTTCTCTAACCTGAGCAACTTCAGAGGCTTCCCGTACATCCCACCAGTAACATTTGCCATCTAGCAAGAGAAGGAGGAACCTTATGGCCAGACTTGGAATAGCACCACAAGACTCAATAGCGGATCCGCATACTAAGGACCCGTTCATGCCCGAGGTCGAGCCTGCAACTATCCCCATGACTGCAGAGATCGAACAGATCCAACGTGACTTAGTAATTGCAGAGGCAATGTCTTGGAATAAGACACCCTACAGACAGCAAGGTGATATTAAAGGTCCTAAGGGCTGTATTGACTGCTCGATGCTCTTAGTTCGATGTTGGGTAGATGCAGGAGTCTTCAAGCCATTTGATCCTAGGCCTTATAGCCCCGACTGGCATCTCCACGTAGGGACCGAACGCTATTTGGGCTGGCTAAACGAGATGGCAGTTGAAGTGCAGAGCCCTAAGCCCGGGGACATTGTGGTCTGGAGGTTCGGAAGATGCTTCAGTCACGGCGGGATTATGGTTAGCGACCGTATGGTTATGCAGGCATCACAGCTTCATAGGGTTACGTTCGTCGAACGGCTTGAGTCTCCCTGGCTCATGTATCAACGTGACGGTCGAACTCTAAGGCCTAGGAAGTTTTTCGACATCTGGGCACGACTTCGCGAGAAATACGGAGCTAACTAATGGCCGGACTGTTTGGATCATCTTCAAAGTCGCAGTCGCAGCCCGACTACACGACTATGCAGATCCAAACCAGCACTGCTGGTATCCCTATCACTTTGCTCTGGGGGACTAACAAGCTAGCTGCTAATCTGTTCTGGATGGCCAATTTCCAGATCCACAAGAGCAAAGGAGGTAAAGGAGGCAAAGGAGGCGGAGGTAAAGGTAGTGGTACTACTACGTACACAGCAGAAGTTGAGATGGGTCTATGTGAAGGCCCTATCCAAGGAATTGGGAGAGTCTTCTCTAACAACAGCGTAACTTCCCTAGCAGCACTGATTCTAGGACTACTGGACGGCTCTGATGCTGCAGGTCCTGGGCTGGACGGGATGCAGAACAAACACCTTGCTTATGTGTACAGTCCCTACTTCGACCTTGGATCAGCAGCTACTCTGCCTGCCATAAACTTCGAGGTCATAGGAGATCTATCAGGGTCGGTTCCTAACACATCAAGCGGATACGATAGAAGCCATGATGCGAACTTCGCTGACATTATCTGGGACTTCGTAGGCAACCCTCGATACGGGATGGATCCTGATCTCCTGCCTTATATCGACAGCACCTCTTGGAATGCCTATAAGGACTACTGTCAGTGCCAGTCTCTGATAGCATCACCTATGCTTGACACTCAAGACCAAGCTCTAACTACCATTCAGCGCTGGGCAACCATAAGCAATACGTGGATCTACTGGACTGGCACTGCTATTAAGTTTGCTCCTCTTGCTCCTTACCCAATTACTGACGGTCTTATTAGTTACTTTCCCAATCTGGCTCCAGTATACGATCT